TCGCTGTTTCCGTTGACGAAGTTCACCGCATCCAGAAAACGGGCGTAAACCTTACGCCTGACCACCGTTCCGCCGACCAGACTCTGCAGATCTTCCACCATCCCGGTGACCATGCCGTACAGGTTAGAGACTGCCAGCGTGGGGCGCGTACTGGTGCCTTTGCCATTCAGTTCAAAACCACTCCCCTGAATGGGATACGCCAGATACTGCCGCCCCTGCCAGGTGACCGGCTCACCTTTTTCGTTCTGCTCATTACAGAAAAAATAACGTTCACCACCGACCTCTGTCAGATCGATTTCCCAGAGCACCACGCTGGCCGACTGCTCCGCACGGGTGCATTCATTCAGTGTTTCCTGCCGGATATCCTGCATCAGTTCACCACCTGTTTAAACTCTGCGCTGAACTCAACACGCAGCATACTGACCCGCGACGTCCATTTTGCGCAGGTCACCTTTATCTGCCGCCAGTCATAAGGCGGCGTCCACAGAAAGGCTTTCCAGCCTCCGTGCTCTGCCAGAAACGATTCCAGCGCCGTGGCCTCCCAACGGGGGACAGAAATCGTCACGCTGTACGTTTTCAGGTTGGCATTCAGCCCGGCAGGCGCGCGCTGGGAGTAACCATCACCAAAGCGCACCTCCCTGACGGAAGGAGTCGAAGCCACATCCATACCCGGTTTCACTTTCCAGCGGAAGGTTTTCATCGTCCACCTCCGGAGAACAGACCACCATCACGCATCTGCCCGGTCACAACATCCATTGCCGCCTTACGGGCTACGTCATAAACCGCCTTCAGCGCCTGTGGCCCTATCTGACCGTTCGTGCCGTCGTTGTTAATCACCACATGGTTATTCTGCTCAAACTTCCCGGACGCCTGCGACCGACTGTCCGCCATGCTGCCCGGTGTACCGACATAACCGCCGGTGGCATAGCCGCGCATCAGCCGGTAAAGATTCCCCACGCCAATCCGGCTGGTTGCCTCCTTCGTGAAGACAAATTCACCACGGTGAACAATCCCCGCTGGCTCATATTTGCCGCCGGTTCCCGTAAATCCTCCGGTCGCAAAATGGAGTTTCGCCGCAGCGGCCTGAATGGCTGCACCACCTGACGCTGATGAGCCGCCACCGGTAGCACCTCCAATGGCGCTGCCGATACTCCCGACAATCCCCACCATTGCCTGCTTAAGCAGAATTTCTGTCATCATGGACAGCACGGAACGGGTGAAGCTGCGCCAGTTCTGTTCACTGCCGGTCAGCATCGCCGCCATATTCTGTGCAATACCATCAAAGGTCTGCGTGGCTGCACTTTTAACCTGCGACATACTGTCCGTGGCGCTCTCTTCCCACTCACTCCAGCCGGACTTCAGGCCTGCCATCCAGCTCCCACGAAGCTGGTCTTCAGCCGCCCAGGTCTTTTTCTGCTCTGACATGACGTTATTCAGCGCCAGCGGATTATCGCCATACTCCTCCTTCAGGCGCTGTTCCGTGCCTTCCCGTTCTGCCTGCCGGTCAGTCAGCCCCCGGCTTTTCGCATCAATGGCGGCCCGTTTTGCCCGTTGCTGCTGTGCGAATTTATCCGCCTGCTGCGCCAGCGCGTTCAGGTGCTCCTGATACGTAACCTTGTCGCCAAGTGCAGCCAGCTGGCGCTTGTACTCCAGCGTCTCATCTTTATGCGCCAGCAGGGATTTCTCCTGTGCAGACAGCTGGCGACGTTGCGCCGCCTCCTCCAGTACCGCGAACTGATTCTCCGCCTTCCACAAATCCCGGCGCTGCTGGCTGATTTTCTCATTCGCTCCGGCATGCTTCTCCAGCGTCCGGAGTTCTGCCTGAAGCGTCAGAAGGGCAGCATGAGCACTGTCTTCCTGACGATCGCCCGCAGACACCTTCACGCCGGAGTGCTTCGGCTTTTTCAGCGTCGCTTCATAGTCCTTTTTCGCCGCCGCCATCAGCGTGTTGTAATCTGCCTGCAGGATTTTCCCGTCCTTCAGTGCCTTGTTCAGTTCTTCCTGACGGGCGGTATATTTCTCCAGCGGCGTCTGCAGGCGTTCGTAAGCCTTCTGCGCCTCTTCGGTATATTTCAGCCGTGATGCCTCAGAGTCGGCCCAGTCCTTTGCTGCCATCTCTCTGGCCTTTTCAAGATCGGCCTTCAACGTGGCGGCTGAAAGCCCAAGTTGCGCATTCACTCTGTCCTCCCATGCTCCACGGAGATTGGCAAGAAATGCTGAGGTTTTACCGCGCCGGTGGCTTCGGCTCTGATACCACTGCCATTTTTTATCCGCTTCATCAAAAGCCTTTTCAGCTTTGGCGAGCATATCTGCAGAGGAGTCCGGGCGGCCAATATCCAGCACCGCATCCCACATGGATTTGAATGCCTGTGCAGTCTTGTCAGCCCAGGTCTCCAGCGTACCCATGTTCTCTTTCAGGCGGCGGGTCTGGTCATCAAACCCTTTCGTTGCGGCCTCGTTCGCCGCCTGCAACGCCCCGGCCCCATCGCCGGAACGCTGCAACTGAGCAACATACGCAATCTGTTCCGCCGTCACGTTATGGAACTGGCGCGCCATCGCCGTCAACCCAGACGTCGGGTCAGTGGTCAGCTTCCCGAAGGCTTCAGCGACCTTGTCCACCTCCACGCCGGATGCAGAGGAGAAACGCGCCACACTCTGGCTGATTGCCTCAAACTGCTCACCACCACGCACACCGGCATTCACCAGCGCCGTCAGTGACTCGCTGGTCTGGTTAAACGTCAGCCCTGCCGCCTGCCCGGATCTGGACAGGGCCAGCATACGATCTGCCGTCAGTCCCGCCTGATTACCGGAAAGGACCAGCGTTTTGTTGAAATTAGACAGGGTTGAGTCACCCTGATACCAGGCATACGCCAGCGCACCGGTCGCCACCGCTAGCGAAGTGATACCAACCATCGGCAGGGTGATCGCACCGGCAAGCCCCCTGAACATGGGGATCATCCCGCCGAAGGAGTCCTTCACCTGACCGCCCTGTTGCAGCAGGATCAGCCACGGACTTTGCCCGCCTGCAAGCTGCGTGGCCACGTCGGTGAACTGCGCAGGCAGCATACGCATGGCAGCTTTATACTGCCCGACGGAAATCCCCGCTTTCTGTGCAGCCAGCGCCTGTCGGTTCATCGACTGTTCAACGACTGCCGCTGTTTTTTTCGCATCACTTTCCGTACCGGAAAAATGACGCCTGACTCTGGCCATCTGCTCGTCAAATCTGGCCGCATCCAGACTCAAATCAACGACCAGATCACCTACCGGTTCAGCCATACCGGACTCCTCCTGCGATCCCTTCTGATACTGTCATCAGCATTACGTCATCCTCCGTCATGTCCGCCACATCCGGGGAAGCGGGGATAACTTCATTCCCGTCAGGGCCAAAACGAACGCCTCCGGCAAGCCCTGCCGCTTTCTGCATCAGCACATCATCTTCAGGCTCTTCGTCAGCCTCACGCCGGCTCAGCAGACTGAAATCCAGCGGATGCATATCCGGATCGCTGAAAAACAGGCTGAGCACGGTGTACGTCAGCCCGGAAAAGTGCATATCCAGCAGAACATCATGAAAATAATGGGTACTGTAAAAGCGGTGCCAGTCGGCATACTCCGTGGATGACATCCCGGCAAGCATGGCGCGCCAGTCGGGTCGCCCCATCTCACGCGCCAGTTTCAGGGCAAAACTCAGCTCACCGTCGAACACTTTCCCGCAGAAACAGGCTCTGCAGGCCCGGCGTCATCTGTCTGTTCAGGGGCATTATTCACAACAAACTCAGACATTCCGGACAGACGTAACACCACGTTTTCAGCCTGAGCAATTGCCTCCGTGGGCCAGGTGGTAAGCACTTCCTGCTCAATCTGCGTAATGGCTTCATTCATGGACGGCAGCTTTGTTTTCTGCGGATGGTTATGCCACAGAGACATCGCCACCAGAAACGCCCCGCCTCTGATAAGATCCTCTACAGACACCTGCAGGTTGCCACTGGATTCAGCCTTTTTTTCCTGCTCTTTCAACCAGGCAAGATGCTCAATACGCTGCAGGGCTGACAGTTCAGAAAGCGTGACGGTCACGCCGTTATGTTCAAATGATTCGGTTTTCAGGAACATCGCTGACTCTCCGGATTAGCTGTCGGTGACGTTGATTTCTGCAACCGCAGCAAACTCACCATTACCGGATACGACCGGAATGTTGACCTTGCCTGCAGCAACGCCCTTCACGGTGATGGTCATACCACTGACCGACACGGTGGCTTTTGTTTTATCCGCTGACACCGCACGGAAGCTCTTGTCGGTTGCGCCTTCCGGCTGGAATGCCACGGTCAGCGTGGTGCTCTGCCCTTTCACTACGGAAGCACTGGCTGGCGTTACCGTCATGCCGGTTGCCGCTGTCACCGTGCTGCGATCTTCTGCCATTGACGGACGGCCCACATTGGTGACCTTCACCGTACGGGTGATCACTTCCTTCGCCGTCACTGCCTTACCGATACTGCTGACCCAGCCACGGAACACATCGACCGTGCCGTTCGGGAAGCGGATTTTATAGGCACGGGTATCGCCTTCATTAAACCACGCCAGCAGCGCCTGCTGCCCCTGCTCTCCGGGCATCCACGCCAGCGTGAAGCTGGTATCTCCGGCGGATTTCTGCCCCTGCCCGGTCGCGGCCCAGTCCGGATCTTCATCATCGAGATAACTGTCGTCATAGGACTCTGCGGTCAGTTCGCCGGGCGTCAGTTCTTTAACTTTTGCCAGACGCGACCAGTCAACGTCTGAAAGCGGGTTCGCATAAGGGTCACCGTTCCCCTTATAAACCCACAGGGTGGTCCCGGCCCCTTTCACCGGTGCCAGAGGATTTGGTGTTGGCATATCGTCCTCACATTTCATAGGTAATGACATAAGTCAGATCGGCTGAACTCCACAGGCCCGCATCATCGTCGCGCCGGTAGTCATAGCCACTGGCCACCATACTGGTGATCAAATCTGACAGTGCCGGGATATCGCTCATCACCGGATAAATCCGGGACTCCATCCACGCATCCAGCTCTGAATCCGGCACCTGAGCAGGCAGGAAAACTTCAATATGCAGCTCCGCCTGCCAGGTATCGCTGTCCAGCTCTTCGCCCGTGTATTCAGCGCCGGTGAGATAAACGGCAACTGCCGGAAAATCCGCCTCATCAAAAACAGCGGGGCGACCATCAAAAAGCGTCGCCCCGGTGTCATGCTTCTCCAGTGCATCCAGTACGGCTGCACGGAGTTCAGTATGTTTCATCGCTTTATCGCAATCCTCAGTTGTTGTTTCAGGGCGTATTCCAGTTCTTTCGGCAAACGTTCACGCCGTATCTGTTCAATATTCTGTTTAAACGCCGTGGTCAGCGGCACCGCCATCGGGATTTTCACCACATCAATGGGGTAACGGTTTTTCCCGGCCACACGCTGCATGACATGCCAGCGACCATTTTTTAATCGCTGGATAAATGCCCGCTGATAACGATGCTGACCGGCCCGTAGCGTACTGTTGGGACGACTTCCGGTGATCCGTATCCCCAGTTTGATGACAGGTAAATCACCGCGGTTAACAATGATTTTTACGTGCGGATTTTTGACCGTGGCCTTTTTCAGTCTGGCCCTTTCCTTTACCAGTTTTCGCCGCACCTTTGTCTCACGGGCAACCTGTGACGCCGACTGATTCATTGCCGTTGTGGCCACGCGGTTAATGACCATTGCGGAGGCACCGGGCACTGCCGTTTTGCTGATACGGCTGAGGTTTTCAACGGCCTGCTCAAGACCTTTTATGGCCATACCTCCTCCTTTCAGCGACGACGGTTAACGGCAGGCGGCACGCCACGCCCAAGCCAGAGATGACAGCTTCCGCCATCATCCGGTGAAATCCGGTCTATCCAGAAGTTTTCCTCACCGATGGTCAGCGTGTCGCCGCGCCGCAGCTGCCGCACATCATCAGTCCGGACAAACAGGGACGGGCTGGAGCCTTCAACACGCACGCCCTGTCCGGCATAGCTGATATTTTCAGGGTCATCAAAAACACCACGTATTACTGCGCCGGACTGCTCACCGGATGTCATGGTGGCTGACGTTCCCATGTACCCGCGTATCGTTTCATCGGCGCGGGCAATGGCAGCATCGAACAGGTTATCGAAATCAGCCACAGCGCCTCCCGTTATTGCATTCTGGCCAGGCCATGTTCTGTCATTTCGGCTGCCACACTGGCAGAAACACGGAACGCCGTTCCCGGCAGCACAAATGCCACAGCCTCATCCCGCGTGGCGTGAAGTGCATCAGTATGCAGCGTCACCAGTGCCACAACCGTGACCAGATCAGCCGTATCAGTCACGGTACCCGGCTGCGCTGACACCACCTCATTTTCATGCCCGGTCAGCGCATTTTCCGGGCTGACAGACGTGTCCTGACCGGCAGCGTCATCCGTGTCATCAAGCTCCTCTTCCAGCTCTGCCACACGGAGCGCCAGTTCTTCTTTCGTCCCCGTCAGGCTGACATCACGGTTCAGTTGCTCACCCAGCACCTGAAGACGGGAAATCAGTTCATCTTTCGTCATGGACTCCTCCACAGAGAGAAAATGGCCCCGAAGGGCCATGATTACGCCAGTTGTACGGACACGAACGCATCAGGGTCAGCCAGCAGCATCAGCGGTGCTGACTGAATCATGGTGAACTCACGCGCCGGATCGCCGGTGGTCACCCAGTTTTTCGGGTAGCGGGCAGAGGCGTTAATACCTTCGCGCTGTGCGTCCGCATCCTGAATGCAGCCATAGGTGCGCAGACCGCGTGCCTGAGTGTTCCCCAGCACCATCGTGTTGTCCGGAAGGAAGTTCTTTTTGACGTCGTTTTCCACGTACTGTCCGGAATACACGACGATCGCCGTATCGCCATACATCCCCTTATAGGACACCGCTTCGCCCAGGTCTTTTACCGCTGTCTCCAGCTCGGAATTAGAGCCGCGACGGGTATCCAGCTTCTCCCTGACGGCTTTGAAGGAACGGAACAGCGCCCAGCCTTTCGGATCAAACACGATGATATTCACCACACCGCTGGCGTTCAGCGCGTAGGCTTCGATATCGTCGGTCGGGTCATACGTGGACTTGTCACGCTTACTCCACTCCGTGCCGCCGGACTGTGTGATGTTATTCGCCGCACTGCGGCCCATATCCACCTCAACCGGATCGAAGGCTTCACCGGTCATGGTGTATTTGCCCTTGAGCACGGCAGAAACGGCCTGCATCTCTTCGACCTGGGCAATGGCCAGCTCCTCGTCACGCATGTTCTGCAGGATGATGCGACGGCGACGGTAAGCAGGGTCTGCCAGATTCTGTGGATCTTCATCCGGCAGGCGACGCAGGGTCATCTGCGGATTCACCTCATGCTTCGGCTTGACATATCCCGGCGTAAATTCAGAGGTGGAGCCGCCACGGGAGCGGATAACCTCACCGGAAACAATCGGCGAAACGTACAGCGCCATGTTTACCAGTCCCGGAATTTGTGAGAGATAGACCTTCTCCGTGGTGAAGGGATAGCTCTCACGGAAAAAGAGACGCAGAAACAGCGGATCAAACTTAAATTTCTGCTCATTTGCCGCCAGCAGCTGGGCGGTTGTGTACATCGACATAAAAAAATCCCGTAAAAAAAGCCGCACAGGCGGCCTTTAGTGATGAAGGGTAAGGTTAAACGATGCTGATTGCCGTTCCGGCAAACGCGGTCCGTTTTTTCGTCTCGTCGGTGGCAGCCTCCGGCCAGAGCACATCCTCATAACGGAACGTGCCTGACTTGTAGAACGTCAGCGTGGTGCTGGTCTGGTCAGCAGCAACCGCCAGGATGCCAACGGCAGCACCGTCGGTGGTGCCATCCCACGCAACCAGCTTACGGGTGGAGGTATCCGGCATCAGCGGGGTCATTGCAGGCGCTTTCGCACTCAATCCGCCGGGCGCGGTTGCGGTATGAGCCGGGTCACTGTTGCCCAGCGGCTGGTAATGGGTAAAGGTTTCTTTGCTCGTCATAAACATCCCTTACACTGGTGTGTTCAGCAAATCGTTAACGGCATCAGATGCCGGGTTACCTGCAGCCAGCGGTGCCGGTGCACCCTGCATCAGACGATCCAGCGCAGTGTCACTGCGCGTCTGTGCACTCTGTGGTGCAGCTGCCAGAATGCGGCGGGCCGTTTCCACGGTCATTCCGGGGGTTCCGGCCAGTACGCGTGCCTGTTCTTCGCGTCCGTGGGCCTCCTCACAGTTGAGGATCCCCATAATGCGACTGTTTTCTGCCGCAACCGCTGCGGTGATCTGCGCGTTCACGTCCGGCTGCGCCGCGCTGGCGTTCTCGCCCTCCGTCGCTGACACCACGTCAGTAACGTCAGCCTGCAAAGCAGTGGCTGAAACAGTTGTTGATTGAGTCTCTTTGGTCATTCGCCCTCCTGAGAGACGGGATTTACGTGCATCCAGTGCATCACGCATGACGGTGATCGCATCGGTGCTGTTAACAAGTTCATCAGCCAGTCCGGCATCAATGGCCTCCTGACCGCTGTACACTGCAGCCTCGGTATCCAGAACAGCCTGCACGGACAGGCCGGTATATGCCGACACTTTCTGCGCAAACATCTGGCGGGTTGCATCCATCCGGGACTGCAGTGTTTCCCGGACGTCATCCGGAAGATGGCTGTAGGGGTTGCCATCCACCTTATGGCTGCCGCTGTAAATCAGCGTGATTTCCACGCCCTGTTTCTCCAGCGCAGCACCGTAATTGCTGTGAGCCATCATGACGCCGATGGAGCCTGTCCGGGCGGTCTGCGTGACCAGACGCCGGGAAGCGGCACTGGCAAGCAACTGACCTGCACTGCAGTTCATGTCGTTGGCAAGCGCCCATACCGGTTTTATGTCACGCACACGGGCGATGATGTCAGCGCAGTCAAATGCCCCCGCCACCATCCCGCCGGGCGTGTCCATATCGAGCAGAATGCCGTCCACCATCGGATCGCTGGCAGCCTGTTGCAGACGGGCGATAATGCCGTTGTAACCGGTCATCCCCGAATACGGCTGCAGCGCCCGCGTCCGGCTGACCAGCGTGCCGGAAACCGGCAGCACGGCGATGCCGTTCATGACCTGATAACTGCGGGCCTGTCGTGGTCCGTCATCATCACCGGATAACGCCAGCGTCGCGGGTGCCTCTCCGGCAGTCAGGCTGTCACCGGACACCGCATCTGTCAGGCGGCTGATCCCAAGCTGGCCTGCAAGCGCACAAAAGAAAACCCGCGCATAGGCGGGTTCAAGCATCAGCGGCTCATTAAAGGCCATGCTGGCAATATGCGGGAGATTACGCAGCTCTGCTGTCACTCTTCTCCTCCTCTGTTGATTGTCGCAGCCCGGATTCAAATGCCGCAGCCGCCCAGGCGGGCGGTTTAAGACCAGCCGCGCGGCGCTCCATCGTTTCACGGACCTGCTGGGCAAAAATTTCCTGATAGTCGTCACCGCGTTTCGCGCACTCTTTCTCGTAGGTGCTCAGTCCGGCTTCTATCAGCATCACCGCTTCCTGTACTTCTTTCAGACCATCGATGGCCATACGACCGGAGCCTATCCAGTCACAGTTCCCCCAGGCGCTGCGGGCTTCCTGAAAGCTGAAACGCGCTTTTGAAGGTAACGTCACCACGCGGCGAACGATGGCCTCTTCCAGCCAGCACAGAAACATCTGGCTCGCCTGACGGGATGCGACGAATTTTCGCCGCCCCATAAAGTACGCCCACGACTCGTTCGCACTGGCCCGTGCCGTGGAGTAGCTCATCTGGGCGTAATTCCGGGAAAGCTGCTCATACGAGACACCCAGCCCGGCAGCGATATACCGCAACAGTGACTGCTCAAACACGGAGTAGCCGTTATCCGTGTCCTGAGCCGTCTGCAGGTTCAGTGAGTCCCCCGGCATCAGGTGCGGCACTTTTGCGCCTCCCAGACGGACCGGTGCTGCGGCGTAATACGCGGCAATTTCACCAATCCAGCCGGTCAGCCTTTCCCGCTGCTCCTGACTGTTCGCGCCCAGAATAAAATCCATCGCTGACTGCGTATCCAGCTCACTCTCAATGGTGGCGGCATACATCGCCTTCACAATGGCGCTCTGCAGCTGCGTGTTCTGCAGCGTGTCGAGCATCTTCATCTGCTCCATCACGCTGTAAAACACATTTGCACCGCGGGTCTGCCCGTCCTCCACGGGTTCAAAAACGTGAATGAACGAGGCGCGCCCGCCGGATAACTCACGGGGTATCCATGTCCATTTCTGCGGCATCCAGCCAGGATAGCCGTCCTCGCTGACGTAATATCCCAGCGCCGCACCGCTGTCATTAATCTGCACACCGGCACGGCAGTTCCGGCTGTCGCCGGTATTGTTCGGATTGCTGATGCGCTTCGGGCTGACCATCCGGAACTGTGTCCGGAAAAGCCGCGACGAACTGGTATCCCAGGTGGCCTGAACGAACAGTTCACCATTAAAGGCGTGCATGGCCACACCTTCCCGAATCATCATGGTAAACGTGCGTTTTCGCTCAACGTCAATGCAGCAGCAGTCATCCTCGGCAAACTCTTTCCATGCCGCTTCAACCTCGCGGGAAAAGGCACGGGCTTCTTCCTCCCCGATGCCCAGATAGCGCCAGCTTGGGCGATGACTGAGCCGGAAAAAAGACCCGACGATATGATCCTGATGCAGCTGGATGGCGTTGGCGGCATAGCCGTTATTGCGTACCAGATCGTCTGCGCGGGCATTGCCACGGGTAAAGTTGGGCAGCAGGGCTGCATCCACACTTTCACCCGGTGGGTTCCACGCCCGCAACTGCCCACCAAATCCGCTGCCACCGCCGTGATAACCGGCATATTCGCGCAGCGATGTCATGCCGTCCGGCCCCAGAAGGGTGGGAATGGTGGGCGTTTTCATACATAAAATCCTGCAGGTCCCCTGCGTCGCTGTGTCATGCCGGTCTGCACTTCCAGCTCTGCAATGTATTTTTTCAGGTCAGACACGGAAGTGGCCGTAAACTCCACTCTCCGTCCGTCTTTCTGTACCGTTGCCACCCGTTTTCCTGTCATCAGGTCATGCAGTGCCGCACGGGCAGCGGCAAGTTCTTCCTGTCGCGTCATTCATCCTCTCCGGATAAGGCACGGGCGTAATCTGCCAGTGTTTTCTTGTTGGTTGCTGCACCATCCTCTTCCTGCAGGCTCGCCAGCAGCGCACTGAGATCCAGCTGCCAGCGGGAAATACTGATGCGCAGCGCCGCCAGCGCATAAACGAAGCAGTCGAGCGCCTCATTGCGTCGCTTTTTGCTGTCCCACAGTATTTTTTTCCTGCCATCCACCCATTTTTCGACCTGCTCTTCAGCCGTCAGCTGCTGCGCTTCGGTCAGATCAAAAATATCCGGGTTATTCGGGAAGTGAACGGCACCGGGAAGCGGTTCATCCCCTTCCGGCGTCAGTGTGAAGCGGTTATAAATCTGCTCTTTCGCGGTATCCGTACCGATTTCGGTAAGGTAAACCCCGTTTTTGTTTCGCTTACGTGGCATGCTGGCCACCGGCTTTCCGTAGACGGATGCCCCTTTAATGGGGATCACCCGGAACAGCCCATGTTTTTTCGAGCGTTCATACACAATGGTCGGGTCAATCCCGCCAGTATCCCAGCAGATACGGGATACCGACATTTCTGCACCATTCCGGCGGGTGTAGGTTTTATTGATGGCCTCATCCACACGCAGCAGCGTCTGCTCGTCGTCGTGGCGGCCCATAATAATCTGCCGGTCAATCAGCCAGCTTTCCTCACCCGGCCCCCATCCCCATACGCGCATTTCGTAGCGGTCCAGCTGGGAGTCGATACCGGCGGTCAGGTAAGCCACACGGTCAGGAACGGGCGCTGAATAATGCTCTTTCCGTTCTGCCATCACTTCAGCATCCGGACGTTCGCCAATTTTCGCCTCCCACGTCTCACCGAGCGTGGTGTTCACGAAGGTTTTACGTTTTCCCGTATCCCCTTTCGTTTTCATCCAGTCTTTGACAATCTGCACCCAGGTGGTGAACGGGCTGTACGCTGTCCAGATGTGAAAGGTCACACTGTCCGGCGGCTCAATCTCTTCACCGGATGACGAAAACCAGAGAATGCCATCACGGGTCCAGATCCCGGTCTTTTCGCAGATATAACGGGCATCAGTAAAGTCCAGCTCCTGCTGGCGGATGACGCAGGCATTATGCTCGCAGAGATAAAACACGCTGGAGGGGTCATCCGGCGACCATTTGAGGCCAAACGGCGTCTCTTTGTCGCCAAATTTAAGGTACTGCTCCTCCCCGCAGTGCGGGCAGGCAACATGAAAACGCATAAAATGCGGGGATTCACTGGCAGCACGCTCAATCTGACAGGTGCCTCTCACTTTAGGCGTGGAGCCACGGATGGACTTTGGCCAGACAGAGCCTTCAATACGCTTATCGCCCAGGAATGTCGGAGAGCCTTCCTGTTCAATATCATCATCAAAGGCAGCAAGTTCATCATAACCCGCCACATCCACTGACTTTTCACGGTAGTTTTTTGCCGCTTTACCGCCCAGGCACCAGAAGCCACGACCATTGGTGAAACGCTTCATGGTGAGCGTGTTATCCCGGTGCTTTTTGCCATACCACGGGGCCAGCGCCAGCAGCGACAGAATATCACGGATGGTTGGCTCAACGTGAGTTTTCATGAAGTTCTCGGCATCACCATCCGTCGGCAACCAGATAAGTGTGTTGCGTTGCTTATGCTCTATGAAGTAGGCATAAACACCCAGCAGCATTTTGGAATAACCGACACGGGCAGACTTCACCACATTCACCTCACGGATGTAGTCGCTGCCCATCGCATTCATGATGGCCCGCTGAAAGGGCAGTGTTTCCCAGCGCCCTTCCTGGTATGCGGATTCTTTCGGGAGATAGTAATTAGCATCCGCCCATTCAACGGCGGTCTGTGGCTCCGGCCTGAACAGGGCACGAAGCCCGGCGCGGACAAAATGCCGCAGCCTGTCAACCTGACTGTTCGATATATTCACTCAGCAACCCCGGTATCAGTTCATCCAGTGCGGCTGCTTTGTTCATGGCTTTGATGATATCCCGTTTCAGGAAATCAACATGTCGGTTTTCCAGTTCCGGAAAACGCCGCTGCACCGACAGGGGGATCCCGTCGAGAATACTGGCAATTTCACCTGCGATCCGCGACAGCACGAAAGTACAGAATGCGGTTTCCACCACTTCAGCGGAGTCTCTGGCATTCTTCAGCTCCTGTGCGTCGGCCTGCGCACGCGTAAGTCGATGGCGTTCGTACTCAATAGTCCCTGGCTGGAGATCTGCCTCGCTGGCCTGCCGCAGTTCTTCAACTTCCCGGCGCAGCTTTTCGTTCTCAATTTCAGCATCCCTTTCGGCATACCATTTTATGACGGCGGCAGAGTCATAAAGCACCTCATTACCCTTGCCACCGCCTCGCAGAACGGGCATTCCCTGCTCCTGCCAGTTCTGAATGGTACGGATACTCGCGCCGAAAATGTCAGCCAGCTGCTTTTTGTTGACTTCCATTGTTCATTCCACGGACAAAAACAGAGAAAGGAAACGACAGAGGCCAAAAAGCCCGTTTTCAGCACCTGTCGTTTCCTTTCTTTTCAGGGGGTGTTTTAAATAAAAACATTAGGTTACGGCGAAGAAGAACGGAAACGCCTTAAACCGGAAAATTTTCATAAATAGTGAAAAACCGCGAGGTCGCCGCCCCGTAACCTGTCGGATCGCCGGAAAGGACCCGACAAATTAGAATGATTATCACTTGCGTTAATATCTTGTTTCTTCCACCCCCGCACAGGACTGGCGAGCATGAGGGACAAACCCACGAATCATAAACGCGGTAAAAACCCGGTGTGCATCGTTTTTGATTATTCCCGCACACTCACGCAGAAGGAATTCCCCGTCGGGCTACGGTCATGGTTAATGCGGGAATACGGCGACGATACAGCGCATGATGTGTCAGGCTTGAATACCTTTATCCGTTAAAAGGGATATCAGTTAAGTTATCCCGTGCAGGGTATAAGCCATTATCAAGCCCACCCGTAGATAGGCTTTGTAATGACATCTTCAATTAATCAGCAGTTCAGGCTGTGTCACCTGCAAAATGTATTCATGCTCGACAGCCAGGACACGCTTCTCTTTCTTCCGTTCGTTCATTAACCGACTGCCGATCGTACCTTTCAGCTTTGAGCGTGTTTCTTTGATGGCGTAGCGGTGCTGCATTTCTTCGCCAATTGCCATGCGGCGGCTCAGTTGCTCTGCCATCCAGTTGAATGCTGCGATATAGCTCTCCTTGATTGCCGCAGCAGCTTTCCCGGTGAACCCCATCACAACCATGATCCAGCCATCTTTCGTCAGGCTGTACATCGGGCGAACCTTGCCCTGCTCATCGATATAATCAGCCGACGCAAAATTGCGTTGGCTAAACTCACGCGAGCAATCAGCCTTAACCTGCTCGATTTTCCTGAGAACATCACCGTGTCGCTTGCCGAAGTACTTGGCAATTTTTCTGGATGTGGTAACGACCTCTCCGTTTTTGGCTTGCACCATTTCTCGGAAGTCGAAGGCTGGAATAACTGAATGATTATTCATAGCGTCTTTACCTTTTAGAAAGTGAGCCTGTCTCACAGAAAAGCCGCCCGAGAGAGGTCGCCACCTATAACGGCATTTCTCAGGCTCGCTTACTGAAAGGCTCTCGTTAATATGCGCGTGAGATGCGCGTTTACTGCGGACGTAAAAAAGCCCCGCATCGCGAGGCTCATTAAATTGACTTTGTGATTTGCAAAAAAATTATTTCAGGCATTGCGTCCTGATGTACTCCTGAAGCGTTCTCAGTGCTGTTTGGTCACGGATAATTCCGTCCCGGATACCGAGAACGTTTCGTCCAGCAACTGGAGAGAGTTCGACGGTGGCATCATTGCCCATGCCGGAGGCGCTGGAGGTTTCGGCTGAGGATGGCACAGAGCATTTTCCTTTGACGAGCACCCGACCACCATTATCAAGCTTGCGCCGAAGAGCATCATTTTCAGCTTTCGCATCAGCCAACTCCTTCGTGTATTTAGCATCGAGTACATCAGCAGCACGCTGGCGTTGCTGCATGTCAGTAATGGTGGCGGTCGCCTGCTTCAGCTCACTGACTTTTTTATCACGCTGCTCTTTGTAGGCGATGGCGTTATCACGGTAATGATTAACAGCCCATGACAGGCAGAGGATGATGCAAATAACCAGAGCGGAGATAATCGCGGTTACCCTGCTCATTGCTGCCCCCACAAACAGACTTCACGCTCAATATCACGACGGGTCATCAGCCCTTTCCATTGCTTACCGCCAGCGTATGTCCAGCGACGTAGCTGGTCACATGCGCCTTTGATATCACCCTGGTTTATTTTGCGAAGAAGCGTCGATGTTCTGAAATTACCAGCGCCCACGTTGTAAACGAGCGAGTAAAGAGCGCCGCGCGTTGTTTCCGGTATATCGACTTTGATGTACGGGTTAATTTGTCTGGCGACCATGGCAAGGTCTTTATTCAGGAGGGCTTTGCATTCTGCTTCGGTATACGTTTTACCGGGAATGATGTCTTTTCCGGTGTGTCCGTGACATACAGTCCATACGCCAACGATATCTTCGTATGGTATGTAGCTGACACCTTCCAGGCCATCGTCACCACTCGGACCAGTGATGAGCACAGACGCTATGGCAACAGCCCCACCACCAATAGCAGCAGCAACAGCCCTGCGTAATGATGGCGACATTATTCACCTCTCGCAGCCTTACGCTTATCTTCTTTAATCTTGAAATAAAGGTTTGTCAGATACGTCAGCAAGCCAAACACCAGGCTACCCAATACGCCTATTGCCACCCACTGGGATGGGGAGACTTTGTCCAGCAACTGCAGTAGCCAGTATCCCGTCCCCACCGCTGACGTGGTGTATGACACACCTGTTGTGATTTTTTCCATCTGGTACATACCCCGTCTCCCGTTATCCGGAAGCTGACAACAATAAAAAGCCACCAGTTAATTCCTGATGGCCCTGATGCATAAACGTCATAATACCTGACTGTTATGATTGACAATAATGATAATGTTTATATAGAAAGGTTCCCGATGTGTGTTACATATCATTTCTCCACGGGGAATATCCCCACGCCAGCGCAGACTCTTTTACCCGTTCTCTTCTGCGCTGGCTCTTTTTTATTATGCTGCTGCATTTACCTCTGGCACCAGGCTTTCTATCTCAACACAATACGTGGTACTTCTTGTAACCAATATCATAACGATTAATCGACATAGAATTTCTCCCGTGTACAGGAACAGAGTTAAAAAGCCGGAACCGGAATCAAATCACAGGATGACCATCTGCCAGTGGCAGGTCATAAAAAAAAGGCCGCGCCATGCGCAGCCAGAACTCACAAGGAAAATGATAGAAGGAAATAACATTAGTGATGTACGCATGGCGCCTCCCGCTAAGTTCTGCAATGATCAAACAGAACTCGCTACGTGCCCTTAAAACTCGATCATTTAGCCCCTCCAAGGAGGATTCACCATGCGGTTGATTTTTTAATAAACAGTAAACAAAAAAGTCAAGGATTATTCATTCTGTTCTTTCATCATCGGCCACAGCAATACCACAATGCCGCAGACCAGAGCGCCATCAGTCAGTACCAACATTATCCTGCTGGTGAAATCCATCATCACCATCACTAAAAGCAGGATCACAACAGCAAGCAGACACAGTTTATAAAACAATGTTCAGAAAACGCATTCAGCATGCCTAAGGTTCTATTCCTACGAATAGCCAACTTGCAACTTAAAATATTATTTATGCAGCCAATTAAATTCTGGTCCTTACAATATCAACCTGAAGATTCTTATCTTGTGCTGATTGATAAATGACAAACCTTTTACTACCTGCATTGAAAGAAGTAGACAAAACCAGACAATTATCATAACGAGCAAGAACATAATACCAACCATCATTATAATTAATCATTTCATATTCTTTCTTAAACTGCGGTTTGTAATATCCTGTCAGAAATGAAAAAAGCCAGAAATATGCCACAAAAGCAATCATCACAATCTCAAAAAAATGTTTTTTTATAAATGGCTTATCATAGAAGCATGATACCGATAAAAATCGCCCATAAGATCTTATCGAAATTGTAACCGCCAGCGCAATCGCTGCTGACAGTAGCAAAAGAGGTACCTGAATCTTCTGTCTCAATATAGAAAACTCAATAATTGCCGGCATAAACAATAATTCCACAGCAAAATAAAGGCGAAATACATTTAGCTCTTGCATAGAATGTTTTCTTTTCACTGCGAAAAAGAATACAACACCAATACCCCAACCGATAAGAAATATAGCAATGACGATAACTGCAAAAAATAAACTTCTGGCAACATCATCAACACCTGCACCTACAATCCACCATGGGAAGCCGTAGTAAAAAGAAGTACCCCATCCATAGAAATAAGCACTCCCCCATCCAAGGCATCCCATGTAGGCAATAAAAAGTGAAGAACTCCTGAGCAGCGCACCATCCTTCATAACCACCCCAATACAAGATGATAACATTGGCTTACAACTCATAACAAAAGCAATTCAATGCCGTCAAGAGGTTACAGGCTAAAAAACTCTATTACATTGCAGTCAGCATGTTTACTACACAAATACAATTCAGAGCATAAAAACTACTCGGCGGCAGGTTATTGAGACTCATCAATGACATGTAAAAAACGCCCATTATTGGTGTCAAGTTTCCCCAAAGTTATTCAAAAAGTCAATATTATGCCGTTAATATGTTGCCATCCGTGGCAATCATGGCGCTAACGTGTGATCGCATTCAAAATGTTGTCTGCGATTGACTCTTCCTTGTGGCATTGCACAACCAGAGCGTCATACAGCGGCTTAACAGTGCGTGACCAGGTGGGTTGGGTAAGGTTTGGGATTAGCATCGTCACAGCGCGATATGCGGCGCTTGCTGGCATTCTTGAATAACCGACGCCTTTACATCTTCCGCACTCTTTCTCAGCAACTATCCCCCACTGCTCTGTTTTGGCTATATCAACCGCACGGCCTGTACCGTGGCAATCTCTGCATCTTGCGCCCGGCGTAGCGGCACTACGGCAATAATCCGCATAAGCGAATGTTGCGAGCACTTGCAGTACCTTTGCCTTAGTATTTCCTTCAAGCTTTGCCACGCCACGGTATTTCCCCGATACCTTGTGTGCAAATTGCATCAGATAGTTGATAGCCTTTTGTTTGTCGTTCTGGCTGAGTTCGTGCTTACCGTAGAATGCAGCCATTCCGAATCCGGCTTGTGATTGCGCCATCCCCATAGCAGCCATCACATCAGTACCGGAAAGAGAGTCAGAAGCCGTGGCCCGTGGTGAGTCGCTCATCATCGGGCTTTTTGGCGAATGAAATTTAGCTACGCTTTCGAGTCTCATCGTCTTCCCTTTTTGCCTGGCGTTACCATCAGGACGCCGTTAACTATTACGTGACGCTCACCTTTGCTGTCTCGGTTGTACTTGAGCACTGTTCCTCTTGCGCAGGAAAGCATCCTTGCCACTTCGGTCTGATTACCTCGTGTCTGGATAAGAAGCTCTGGTATCGTTTGAATTGTGGCGTTCATACGTTCTCCAGTTCGGTGATTTTTATTCCAAGCCGTCCGCCTGGTACTTTCACACCACGAATTACGCGAATGTCATCGAATTGCTCGTCGTCTTCCGCAAATCCGGCGTGGATAAGGGAGTCGAGTAAACCTTTCAGGATGTTATCGAGGTCGCGGCGGCGGGAGTCTGGAACGTCTGCGATGACTTTGATGCGGAGTCGTGATTTGGTGAAAATATCTAACTTGAGTTGGTGGATGATTTGCTGAACGTCTTTTCGGTATTTCTGGCCTTTATCGCTGATGTAGTATTGGCTTCCCCGTCTTCGCCAGTAGGTATTCACCGACGGCGGGTATGGAAGCACAAACTGATATTCGTTCATGACTTAATCTTCCCCTCCTTCAGCAGTATCGCCTGCGTCCTGATTACGCCTTCGAGGTGGTAAAGTCTGGCGTCTTTGTTGTCGAGATTATGGGTGCGTCTGTCGATTTCATCGTGACACGCGCTACAAGCCCATGCGCCGATCAGGTCTTCAGGCTTCATTCCAGTTCCGCAAATTCCAGCCATCCGGTAATGTGCCAGAACTGTAGTTTCAGGATTACCATTGCATACGCCGTAAATACGTACCTGGCATTCTCTGCCGCGTGCTTCTTTGCGTAGATTAGCCATTAAGCAGCCTCCCCTGTTACTTTCAGCATTCCGTTATCGAGCAGCTTTCTGGTCAGCCACTGTTGACCACGCCCGGTGATTTTTGTGGTGAACGATATCTGTATTCCGTGATTTGTGTTGACCGCTGTTTCTTTCACTGTGAAATAGCCGCGATCCATATATTCCTGCATTGGCACATTGCGCCGGGAACCTGAAGCAATAAGGATTTTGTGATCGCGCATCCACGCAAACAGTTTGTTTGGACCAATACCAACAACCTTTGCAAAGTTTCCAATCAAAATTCCGCTGGCCTCGCCAACTCGATCGGCAAACTCAACTTTAGGTGCGGCAATTGCGAGCTGGTTTTCCAGTTGCATTTTCTGCTCAGCAAGATCAGCAGCAAGGCGCAACGCTTCCGGTAACGTTTTGGGGATATTAACCGCAGTTTCTTCAAGCTCTCGCCAACGGTCAACAAGACGAGCGGTGAATTCCGGCGACAACTGGGCTACAACGACAATACTGTCTCGCTTTCCTTGTTCGCCTTCGAATACATACACACAAAAACTTTGATTTAAGCCTAACCCATTGATTCTTCCACAATCCTCAATTTGAGGAAGCCGGATAACACCATTTTTAGCCAGCGTTTCGATGGTACGTTTCACATTGTCATGACGCTTACCCACCAACTCAGCGATTTCAATGCTTGTCATTTTGATGGCATTGCCATTTATTAACTCATTCATCGTCTTCTTCCTCGTACATTGAGCTATTCGGATCGCTCATCAGTTCTGCGCAGCAGTACTCACACACGTGAACTTCCAGAACATGCAGCTTCTGACCGCAGTTAGCGCACGTTAAAGCCCGCTCGACGCTTTCTTTCTGGTATTGAAGGGATTGGGATGGGCTAAACATTATTGGATTCTCTGCATCATGAGAAAGACAATCATGGCGGCGCGGAGGGGATTTTCATGTATAGCTCGCTTAGATTTACAGTAGGCCACACCGCGTGCACCCCACTCGTCTTCATCGAGATTGATAATGCTAATCCTGTATTTTTCAATAATCGGCCATGCGTCTGCTGGGTTTGCGCATGGGTTAAAGGATCCGCGCTCAACTTCTACTTCAACTGCGTCTCCGTTTACAATGTCTCCCTCAAATGAGACAAACACCATATCGCCATTCTCACCTTCTTTGTAATCCGGTGATCCGTTATGAATGGCTTCGAATACCGCCACGTTAATTTCAAAATCACTTAACTGTGAATAATCCATTGTCATTTCCTCGCACGATGTCTTAGCCACCGGATATCCCACAGGTGAGCCGTGTAGTTGAAGGTTTTTACGTCAGATTCTTTTGGGATTGGCTTGCGTTTATTTCTGGAGCGTTTCGTTGGAAGGTATTTGCAGTTTTCGCAGATGATGTCGGTGATGCTTCGTCGCTGTCGTCTCATGCCGCCCTGTCTCCCCATCTTGCTTTCCACTCCAGAGCCAGTCGCGCTTCGTCTGACCACTTAACGCCACGCTCTGTACCGAATGCCTGTATAAGCTCTAATAGCTCCGCAAATTCGCTTACACGCATCCTGCTGGTTGACTGGCCTATTACCACAAAGCCATTCCCGGCAAGGTTAGGAACAACGTCCTGCTGCTTTAATGCTGCGGTAAACACACACTTCCAGCTTTCTGCATCCAGCCAGCGCCCATGCCATTCAACCTGACGAGAGACGTCACCAAGGCAAGCCCAAAGCTTTCGATTCTGGTCTAAGCTGCGGTTGCGTTCCTGAATGGTTACTACGATTGGTTTGGTTGGGTCTGGAAGAATTTGCTGTACCGCGTGAATAGCGTTTTGCTGATGTGCTGGAGATCGAATTTCAAAGGTTAGTTTTTTCATGACTTCCCTCTCCCCCAAATAAAAAGGCCTGCGATTACCAGCAGGCCTGTTATTAGCTCAGTGATGTAGATGGTCATACGTCAGCCCCTTGTGCATATCGTCTGCCACGTGCAGCAGGTGCATTTGATGCTGTGCAAATCTGTCTGGCTTCATCCTGGTCACATGCAACAAAGTGTCCGTTGCAGAACCGCTGGTAAACCGTACCAAGCGAGCCAAAACGGTTTTTTGTCACAATGATTTCAGCAAATGGCGCGGCGCTACTGTTCTCGTCATATACCGCTTCCCGATAGAGCATGATGATTGAGTCTGCGTCCTGCTCAATGCTTCCTGAATCACGCAAATCTGCGTTTGTCGGGCGTTTGTTTGGTCGTTTCTCAACATCGCGTGAAAGCTGGCTTAGGGAGATAACAGGCGTTTTCAGGTCTTTCGCCATCGCCTTCAGGCTTCCGGAGATGTGAGCAATTGCAAGGTCGTTGCGGTCTGCTTTCGGCTTCTCAATCAGGCCAAGATAATCCGCCATGATGAGTGACAGGTTTGGATTTTCCTGTTTGTGCCGTTCTGCGATTGAGCGAATTTCTTCGACCGATAACCGCGAGGCATCGACTACCCATACATCCAAATCTGCAAGCTGACTCATGCCGTTAGCAACACGCGCCCAGCCTTCGTCATCCATCGATGCAGGATTTCGCAGCACGCTAACCGACATCCTCCCGGCGTTGGCAATACTTCGCTCTGCAATCTGCAATGCGCTCATTTCCATTGAGAAAATCAATACTCCGCGCCGGACGTCAGAACCAGGAATAACACGACTTGCAACGCCTTCGGCAATCTTCAGCGCCAGTTCGGTTTTCCCCATACCAGGACGAGCGGCGATAATCACCAGGTCTTCTGCGTTCATCCCTCCGGTGATGGCGTCAAGTTCTTCGATTCCGGTCTTCAGGGTATCTGACTCTTCTCCGTTCCTCAGACGCCTGTCAAGCGTGTCAGTGTAGTCAGTGATGATTTCCCCTAACCGTACAGGTTTAACCTCGTCACGGGGCTTTCTGATAGCTGAAAGACGCTTTACAAGTTCATCCATCGCCTGACTCGATGCGTCGATGGTTCCGCTCTGAATTGGTTCACGCATTTCATCCATGATTTCCAGCACCAGACGGCGGTGATAGTTATCCGCGACCATTCCGGCATATCCCTTCAGGTTTGCGGCGCTCGGGCAGTTTTTGCTGGTCATCAGGATTGACGTGAAATGCTCCTCTCCGCACGCCTCGGCAACCATCAGCGCGTCGATTAGGTTTCTGTTTCTCGCCTGCTTGCGGATAACCTCGAAGGCTTTCCGGTAGAGCGGAATTGAAAACGCTTCCGGCTCCAGCGTTGCCAGAACGTCGCTGGCGGTTGGTGTTAATCCACCAATCAGCAGGCCACCGATAACGCTCGCTTCGATATCCTGTTTCATGCAATCCCCCTGTCTGCAAACTTCCCTTCCCGTACCCCCGTTAACGAATCTTCCCTCAGCAGGTAATCAAAATCTGCCGTCCAGCCCGTGTCGTTGTCTCCGAAGTAAAACGGCTTGGCCTGATGCACAAACGCCCTGACATACGCTCTGAAACCGTCCACGTTTGGCGTTTTCAGTTGCGGGATGATTTTCTTCAGGCGGCGTTTGCGTTTCTCGTTGACCGCAACAGCGTGTGGCAGTCTGTCACCGACTTCGGTGTTGTAGGCGTTCAGGAAGGATTCGTAGTCGATTCGTTCTGCCTTGCGACGTTCAGGTTTAACCTGCCCATCGCCGCCCCCGTTAGGGGGTAAGGGGGTATTTGTATTTATTGTCTTTTGTATATTGTCTTTTGTGTTTAGCTGACTTGGCTTATACCCATTAGCCGACTCGGCTAATGTTTTATTAGCTGTTTTAGCTAATGTTAAGCTGTCCTGGCTAATCCACTGCGAAACCACCTTGTTCACTCCGATTTTCACGCCATCAGCAATGAGGAATTTACGCTCAATAAGCTGGCGCTTGGCAGCGCAAACATGAGTGTGATGAATACCTGTCATGGCTGCTATCTGCGTGTTTGTGAGTCGATCCATCGGCTTATTGAATCCGTATGTCTTGCGCATGATAGCGAGCATCACCTTCAACTGCCGGACGGTTAAATCAGCCATCAGCAGACTGTCGGTAATCTCGTTAGCAACGCGCATGAAACCATCTTCGGTATCTGCCACGCGATGCTCCACGACCTCCAGTTGAGGCCTGTAATCAGCTAACTTAACGACGCCCATGTTTCACTCCTGCTTTGGCTAGTCTGTAAACACCAACAAGGCGCTCTGCGAACGCCCTGTTATTTGCTGCGGCTACCACTAATCCCTCAGGTGAATCAGGGTGTCGAATCTCTTCTTTTTCCTGGTATTTCTTACGACGTTTTGTCATAATGACTCCTGTGGATTGATCCAGTAATTCCCTCAGAATTGCATATCAATTTGCTTAAAATCCTCGGTGGCGGCCGGGGATTTTTTCTTTGTGATTCCATCAAGCGCATACTTAAAAGCCCTGCTAATCGGACTGATGTCTGATGCCATTCCGAAAGCACACAAGACCGAAGCAATAAACCTCCAGTCCGTTCTGCTTATCTTCGATTCATGACAGCCAATCATCTTTGCCAAACCGCGCTGGGTAATCGCTGACAGGTTGATAAGTAAATCTGTTTCTGCGCGATCAACGTCGCGCTGTGATAGTTTGCTGTAATTTGTTTGTTCCATTTCTTACTATTTCCATAGGTAAATAATCACTAATACTCATCTTTCGATGAGTTCTTAATTAGTTACCGCGTTGTCGGCGGTGCAGATTGATAAAGAGCGGTGTTACTTATGCTGCCAGAAGGTTCTTTTTGCTTATTTCAAGCATTTCGCTTGCTTGATATTTGCCACCAGAAATCTCTTCGATTTTTGATGCGTATTTCGTTTTCCCAAAAAACTCAGTCTTAGGGAGGAAGCCGTTTTTGAGCCACTTATAGACAGCCCTTTCGCTAACTCCACAAGCCTTCGCAACTTCAGGGATGCCGACACCTTTAATCGGCTCATCAAGATTTTGCATAGGAATGTCCTTTTTCGTACTTTCAGTACGCATTATGATTGAACTGAAAGTTTTTGCAAGTGCTTTAGTATCGTACTCATGGTTCAGAATGAAAAAGTGCGCAAAGAATTCGCCCAGCGGCTAGCGCAAGCCTGTAAAGAAGCTGGTCTTGATGAACATGGTAGGGGAATGGCCATAGCCCGTGCCCTTTCTCTTTCGTCCAAAGGCGTTAGCAAATGGTTTAATGCTGAGTCTTTACCACGCCAGGAAAAAATGAATGCGCTTGCGAAATTTCTAAACGTTGATGTTGTTTGGCTTCAGCACGGCACTTCGTTAAATGGAGCGAATGATGAAGATACTTTTTCAATTGTTGGCAAATTAAAAAAAGGGTTAGTGCGCGTGGTTGGTGAGGCAATTCTTGGTGTTGATGGTGCCATCGAGATGACCGAAGAGCGCGATGGGTGGCTCAAGATTTATAGCGATGATCCAGATGCCTTTGGTCTTCGTGTAAAAGGAGACAGCATGTGGCCCAGAATAAAATCAGGAGAATATGTACTCATTGAGCCTAACACCAAAGTATTCCCAGGTGATGAGGTGTTTGTCAGAACCATTGAAGGGCACAACATGATCAAGGTTCTTGGCTATGACAGAGACGGAGAATACCAATTTACAAGCATCAACCAAGACCACAGGCCAATAACGTTGCCTTATCATCAAGTAGCAAAGGTGGAGTATGTAGCTGGTATTCTGAAGCAATCTCGCCACCTAGATGACATCGAGGCCAGGGAATGGCTGAAAAGTTCATGACTTCATCATCACATAGCTAGTAACCAGTACGTTTGGATGGTGGTGAGTAACACACTGCAAGCAAACAGAAACATGGATATTAAAATATTAGCTTAACACAGCAAATCGAAAGAAACAGCGAGGGCTCGGATGTCCCAAGAATTATCTTTAACCTTTACCGAAAACATATATTATTCAACTAAAGAACCTGTAAGCATCAAAGATGTGATTACCTCCCTTCAAGGGTGGGAGGCCATCGCAAAACAATCAGAAGGTGTTTTGCAGGAACTGACAGGGGCTAATATCCTTGATATATCGGTGCATGTTGCGCGATTAGAAGCAGGAAGCCTTTATGAAGATATTGTTATTAAACTCCTCTTTGGTAGCCAAGAAGAAATGGACAAGTTTCTTGCTGGCGCTCATGCAAAGATCGGAAATGGGAAAATGAGAAACGCTCTCGTTGGTGCTGTTGTTATTGGTCTGGTTGGATATGGCTTAGTTCTAGCAACTAAGGCTATGGCTCCAAGCAACACCTCCCACTTTGAAGCAAATAACAATACAATCATCAATATTGGTGCCGGTGAGGCTAATATTTCACCTGACCGTCTTCAAGCAATCATAGAAAGCACGGTAACCAATAAGAAGACTCTTGCCAAAAGTTCCATTAAGACGCTTGCCCCAGCTAGGGCAGACGAAGGATCTACGATGGTCATAGGTACAGGGGGTGGTACAGTGACCATTCCCGCTGAAACCATTAAAAAAGCCCCAACTGAAGTTGTCTTCACACCAGAGTCATATACTCAGGATCATTTTGATGTTGATGTTGAAATCCGTGCATTAGACCTCGACAATCCAGAGAAAGGTTGGGCCGCTGTTATCCCTGGATTAATAGATCGAAGAGTAAATATGGTTCTTGGCCCCAACGTAAACCCATCAGATTTTGCAGGTAAATTTGCTGTACGTGCTGATATAACAATAACGTACCAGCTCAAATCATCAGATAAAAAATACCAACCGAAAGAAGTCTTTATAAAAGAAATAATCAAATAATTATACCCGGCCTCAGCGCCGGGTTTTCTTTTCCTCATGATCGTCTACCTTATTTAACATCCGCACATGTGCTAACCCACGAACTAACACGCCAGCAAACAATTCTTTCTCTCCTACTGACCAATCTTCAATCTTTACAAAAATAAATTCCTTTACATATCAAAAACATATCTCATTAAGTTAATGAATCACAAACAATTCGTACTTATAGTTCTTGATAACATCGAACTGTTAGTTCATTATTATCACCATCAGCAGGACGCTGGCAGCCAAACGGAACAGATTGGCAGGCTCTTTAACTTCGATGGTGCGCTGACAAAGCGCGAACAGATACCAAACGAGATGGGTTTGGGGTGATGTGAATTGCAGCAGTAACGACAGCAACCAGAAGATCAGCATCTGGCGCATCACCACCAAAGCCATTTCACATGAGGAAAACATCATGACGGTAATCGTGTACGGAAAATCAACATTTGCAGGAAATGCCAAAACTCGCCGTCATGAGCGGCGCAGAAAGCTGGCCATCGAGCGTGATTCCATCTGCAACATCATCGATTCGATCTTCGGCACAGACAGTGAGGAACCTGTTCAGGAAGACCCGAGAAAGCGGTTAAGCCTTTCTGAAAAAGCAATATCACTCGGAAGCCTTCGCTGCAAGAAGGCAGATGAATGCAGTGGAAGTATTTGCCTGCCAAACGTAGCTCTTTACGCGGCAGGCTACCGGAAATCAAAACAACTGACAGCGAGGTAAGTGATGAATCAGACATACATTCCATCATGCTTGAGAAATCTGCCAAAGCAGAAAGCAAAGCCCCGCAAGCAAGCCATAAAGGACGCTAAGGCAGAGGTTATTGATCAAGCAATACAATTGCTCAGGGAGGAGTTAAGAAGTGGCAAGCTCGAAGGAATGATGATGCCCTATCAGCGCGGATATCTATCGGCGATTAGTAAGTTGGAAGTATTGAAGAGTGAATTATGAACTATCTGGAATTTCCGGATGGTTCATTGTTTTGGCAGCAAACCACTTATTTGAGGTGATATATGGAAGCATTAGTAGTAGAGCGAAGCGAGGATGGCTACTGGACGCACCCAGAATACGCCAACCTGTTTGGGGATAGAGAGGTAATTTCAGCTGATGAGTTCAGATCTTTCTGCAAGCAGCATGGCATTGAATCATCAATTGTTGAAATGGAAAACGACAACAATCAAACGGTAATTGACGCGTATTTTGAAGATGGGAATCCAAACATCAGTGGATGGGAGCCAAGCATGCCAGATGGAGAAGGATGGTTTGTCGGTTCGATTCACGATACAGAAGACGGTCCGATCTGCGTTTGGTTCAGAAATGTAGATAAGGCCGCATAGTCGGCCTTTATTTTTGGCATAAACAACAGAATAAACACAGCACTGTGTATTCATTCCAACGAGTGAATACACGGAGCAATGTCGCTCGTAACTAAACAGGAGCCGACTTGTTCTGATTATTGGAAATCTTCTTTGCCCTCTAATGTGAGGGCGATTTTTTTCTGTGAGGATATGAACAGATGTCAAACATCAAAAAATACATCATTGATTACGACTGGAAAGCATCAATAGAAATTGAAATCGACCATGACTTAATGACAGAGGAAAAACTTCACCAGATTAATAATTTCTGGTCAGACTCTGAATACCGACTCAATAAACACGGCTCTGTATTAAATGCTGTATTAATCATGCTGGCGCAACATGCTCTGCTTATAGCAATTTCAAGCGACTTAAATGCATATGGTGTTGTGTGTGAGTTCGACTGGAATGATGGAAATGGTCAGGAAGGATGGCCTCCAATGGATGGTAGCGAAGGAATAAGAATTACCGATATCGATACATCAGGAATATTTGATTCAGATGATATGACTATCAAGGCCGCCTGAGTGCGGCTTTACCGCATACCAATAACGCTTCACTCGAGGCGTTTTCGTTATGCAATCAAACAGAAGGAGCATCCTATGCAACAGTTCGCTATTGCAGGGGCGGCATCGGTTCGCCCTTTCAACCCGATTTTATCGGTACAGCATTCACGAAAAAATATTTTAACCGGAGCAGACTTTAAACAACCAAGAATGAAAAGCTTTGGGATATTTTGAAACAACAAGGCCGTCCATGAGTTTTACAGATAACTGGTCAGACGAAGAATTCATTCGTCAGATGAAAGAATTAATCGGTAACGAAGGAGATATTCATGTCACTTGCAACCACAGTGAAGGAGAGCAAGTTACAGAGACGCATGTACACGCAGAAAGCTCTCTGGTATCGCCATAATGGTGACCGCGAAGGAATGCGGGTATGCCTTAATTTGTCCCGAGTCGAAGTATTAAATCAGCGTTATTTCCTTGGTCCATGTCCATTCTGAGGTGAATTATGGATTTGAATAAATTCGATGAGCCATTCAGCCCTGAAGATATAGAATGGAGAATACAGCAAAGCGGTAAAACACGCGATGGCAAGGTGTGGGCTATGGTGCTGGCTTATGTCACGAACAGGGCAATCATGAAACGCCTGGACGATGTTTGCGGCAAAGCAGGATGGCGCAATGAATACCGCGATATTCCCAACAACGGAGGCGTTGAATGCGGCATATCAATCAGGATTGATTCCGAATGGGTAACCAAATGGGATGCTGCTGAAAACACGCAGGTAGAAGCCGTCAAAGGTGGTCGTTCCGGCGCAATGAAGCGCGCTGCCGTTCAGTGGGGAATCGGTCGGTATCTGTATAACCTTGAGGAAGGTTTCGCACAAACATCTCTCGATAAAAAGCAGGGGTGGCACAGGGCAAAACTGAAGGATGGAACAGGATTTTACTGGCTCCCTCCATCGCTGCCGGGATGGGCAATCCCAGCATCAGATAACAAACCATCACCAGAAAATACCAACCAGAAATCTCCATCGGTTGACTGCGAACAAATCCTGAAAGACTTCAGCGATTATGCATCAACAGAAACTGACAAGAAAAAACTCATCGAGCGTTATCAGCGTGACTGGCAATTAATGGCTGGCAACGAGGAGGCGCAGGCTAAATGCGTTCAGGTAATGAACATCAGAGTTAACGAACTAAAACAGGCGGCATAAATGGCAAGCAGAGGCGTAAATAAGGTGATTATCCTTGGTCGGGTAGGACAAGACCCGGAAGTTCGATACTCACCATCAGGAACAGCGTTCGCTAATCTGACAATAGCCACGTCAGAACAATGGCGAGATAAAAATACTGGCGAGCAAAAGGAATTGACTGAATGGCATCGTGTTGCTGTATCCGGGAAACTGGCTGAGGTCGTGGGGCAGTATGTGAAAAAAGGTGATCAGATTTATTTCGAGGGAATGCTGAGAACCAGAAAGTGGAAAGACCAGTCAGGGCAAGACCGTTACACAACCGAGGTTCATGTCGGAATTAATGGCGTGATGCAAATGCTTGGCGGCATTGGCGACAGCAAACAACAAGCAGCCAGCAGGCAATCACAGAAGCCACAGCAGCAATCATCACCAGCACAACACAACGAACCTCCGATGGATTTTGACGACGATATACCCTTTGCACCAGTAACTCTCCCCTTCCCTCGTCACGCTATTCACGCAATTTAATCAGGAGAAAATCATGCCAGCGCCTCTGTATGGTGCGGATGACCCGCGCCGCTGTTCCGGCAATTCCGTATCGGAGGTGCTGGATAAATTCAGAAAAAACTACGATCGAATAATGTCTCTACCGCAGGAAACGAAAGAGGAAAAGGAATTTCGCCACTGTATATGGCTTGCAGAGAAAGAAGAACGCGAGCGAATTTACCAGACATCAATCCGACCATTCCGCAAAGCCACATATACCCACGTCCCTGAATATATCGACCCGCGCCTGCGTAATTACCGCTCACGCTATGGCGCTATCAGTAATGACTGAGGAATTTACCATGAGAGGACTTGCATACAATCCCGGCATTCTTCCGGCAGAAATGATTATTCGCCAACGCGTAAAGCCAATGCCATCGAGAGAGGAATTGCTTAAGAGAAATTCTTCTCCGTCAGTGAATCAAAACAAATATCTGAATGCGATGTGGCGGAGTGGGAAGAAATGAAACGAATGACACTAATTGAGATGGATGGATTTCTGAAAGGTAAATGCATCCCATGTGATTTAAAGGTTAACGAAACAAATGCTGAATATCTGGTACGCAAATTTGCTGAAGCGGAGGCCAAGTGCGCGGCGCTGGCGGCGGAGAATGCGGAGCTGAAGTCTGTGCACCCTCAACCATTCGGAGCAGAGATGATGAAGGCTCTTGATGAGTATGAGAAGCATCAGGATGAAGTGCCAGAGACTGGAATGCTCAATGCATTTTTCATCTTGCGCGACAGCATCCGTGTTGAAACCCCAGCCACCGACTCTTTCCTGTCTGAAGTGCGGGCGCAGGGGGTTGAGATGATGCGCGAACACCCATCAATCAAACTTTGCTCTTTGACGCACATATGTGATGAGTTAGCCGCCCAGCTTCGCAAAGGAGGCAACCAGTGACTGGACATGCAGCAATCCTCGACATGTGCTGTGGCAGTCGCATGTTCTGGTTAGATAAGAATGACGAACGGGCGAGATAAGCGATCGGTTAAGTGCTATAGTAATGCGCTTTTGTATTTATGGAGTGAATATGAAAAATATCCTACTGGCATCATTGTTAGTGGCATCGCCGGGTGCATTTGCAGCCAGCTTTGACTGCCAAAAGGCTTCGACAGCAATCGAACATAAAATCTGCGATAACGAACGTCTGTCAAAATTAGACGAACAGCTTAGCTCTGCCTATTCTAGTGCCCTCAAAGGAAACCCAGAGAACGCAGACACCCTAAAAATGGTTCAACGTCAGTGGGTAAATATGCGTGGAAAACTCACTGATAATAAGGCTCTGGAGCTGGCTTATCTTATCCAAATTAATGGCCTCAAAGGTTTGGGGAGTTCAGTCAGCGTAACAGCGGCCAATGACATACCCACGTCGGCGCAGAAACATTCTGAAGAGCAGGAAGAAACAAGTAAGGCAGAAGCTAAGTCGGTCAAGAACGGCAATGAGCTAACCTTAGAGTCATTCCGAGCTAAATATGTAGAAGTAGATGGTGAGTATTACAGCACGACATCCATTCCTAGAGGCAGTTCGTTCTTGTTCACTTGCGCCAGTCGTATTGCTGATGACCAAGTGAATATTTGGAAGAAACAGGCAGCCAAAGAGGGCAAAATCGACTTATTCTTTGAGGTTGAGAATCACTTACACACGGCTATGTTGAACGCCAATTTTCAGAAGTTGAATTCAGACCCTGCCAAAAGAGGTATTTGTAATCTGATTAACGCAGTGCCGTAAGTAAATTTAGGGCCACAGTTGTGGCCTTAAATATTTTTTCAGCCTTTTCTTATTTGTAATAAGCAGTACTTGGTAGTGCTTATAAAACAGAATAAAAAACATATGACTTTGGCGATTACCCAGTAAAGATATTCGAAATAAATGTAAATATCGACAATGAATAACTATCCTCGCACTCGCGGGGATTTCTTTTATCTGAACTCGCTACGGCGAGTTTTGTTTTATGGAGATGATTATGGCCTGTTCAACATTCAACCCTCTAACGTTACAGAAATACCAGCCAGCCCCTGAAGATTTATGCTCACTGTGTGGCGGAAATCATGGCAAAGCCGCCATGATCGAATGTAAGGACAAAATCCACATTTGCCTTAATTGCGTTGATGTCCTCGTTGATATCAAAAATGAGAGAGAAGATAAAAAGCGTAGCGAGGCTGTTCGCGCCTTAGATTCATGGATGCGAGATGGGTATAGTGCCGCGCAAATTTATGACTTAGCAATATCAAAAGGCGAAATACCAGGAGTGCGCATCGAATAAGACGTAACCAATATTCGAATTGAAGAACTGAAAGAACACCAAGCCGCCTGATGGCGGTTTTTTCTTGCGTGTAATTGCGGAGACTTTGCGATGTACTTGACACTTCAGGAGTGGAACGCACGCCAGCGACGCCCAAGAAGCCTTGAAACAGTTCGTCGATGGGTGCGCGAATGCAGGATATTCCCTCCTCCTGTTAAGGATGGAAGAGAGTATCTGTTCCACGAATCAGCGGTAAAGGTTGACTTAAATCGACCAGCAACAGGTAGCCTTTTGAAGAGGATCAGAAATGGGAAGAAGGCAAAGTCATGAGCGCCGGGATTTACCCCCTAACCTTTATATAAGAAACAATGGATATTACTGCTACAGGGACCCAAGGACGGGTAAAGAGTTTGGATTAGGCCGAGACAGGAGGATAGCAATCACTGAAGCAATACAGGCCAATATTGAGTTGCTATCCGGGAGCAGGCGTGAGTCACTGATAGACAGAATTAAAGGCGCTGACGCAATCACTCTTCATGCGTGGCTTGACCGATATGAAACAATCCTCAGCGAGAGGGGTATCAGGCCGAAAACTCTACTCGACTACGCCAGCAAAATCAGGGCAATCCGAAGAAAATTGCCGGACAAACCGCTCGCTGACATATCAACGAAAGAGGTGGCAGCAATGCTAAACACCTACGTAGCAGAAGGTAAAGCGGCTTCCGCAAAATTAATCAGGTCAACCCTTGTTGACGTTTTTCGTGAGGCAATAGCCGAGGGGCATGTGGCTACGAATCCGGTAACAGCAACCCGCACAGCAAAGCCAGAAGTAAGGCGCTCAAGGCTGACAGCTAATGAGTATGTCGCGATTCACCATGCAGCCGAACCTCTCCCAATCTGGCTGAGGCTTGCGATGGATTTGGCCGTCGTTACAGGTCAGAGAGTCGGCGATTTGTGCAAAATGAAATGGTCAGACATAAACGACAACCATCTTCACATTGAACAGGGTAAAACAGGGGCTAAGCTCGCCATTCCGCTGACGCTAACGATTGACGCGCTCAATATCTCATTGGCTGATATACTACAGAAATGCAGGGAGGCCAGCGGCAGTGACACTATAATTGCATCAACGCATCACGAACCACTTTCCCCGAAAACAGTATCGAAGTATTTTACAAAGGCGAGAAATGCATCTGGACTCTCATTTGATGGAGACCCGCCAACATTCCATGAACTGCGTAGCCTGTCGGCGAGACTATACCGCAATCAGATTGGCGATAAGTTTGCTCAACGCCTTCTCGGACATAAATCAGATTCAATGGCGGCGCGGTATAGGGACAGCCGAGGGAGAGAATGGGACAAAATTGAAATCAACAAATGATTTTATTTTGACTAACAATGACCTGCTCATGGTAATTTGTTGATAATTAAAGGAATTTTAAATATGGAACTTACCTTATTTAAGGCCCCTTCCTCGGGCTGTCTCTTGATCAGATCTCCTGATCAAGAGACTTCATCACCAGGTAACCCTCAACCATATCCTGAAGTCTGAACCAGCCATCCCACATGACGACCCA